ACCAAACAGTTTTATGAAAGACTAGGTTATAAAACTGTTGGCTTTAATACAGTCAAACACTTAAAGGATTAATTATGTGCGGTGGAGGAATACCAATTGTTTCTGATCTTGGATCTTCTTTAGAAGATGTGGGTAAATTTGCTGGCAATGTTGTTGAAAGCCAAATACAAGAAGCAGCAAATGATCCTTTAAAAGCTGCAGCTAAAGGTATTGCTATTGCTTCTGGAAACGCTTGGGCATTGCCTATTATTGAGGGAGTAGACACATTAGAAGAAGGTGGAACTTTAGAAGAAGGTCTTATATCTGGTGGCAAGTCTTATGCTGGTCAACAGGTTGGTGCTGAATTAGGCAGTCAATTGCGTGGTGGTGGGTTTGCTACAACAGGCGAAGATTTTGACATGGGTGGCGGTGGTGGATTTTATGATGGTGAAAGTACACTTTTACCTTCAGAAGCACCTTTTATAGATCAACAAGATGGTGAATTTTTATTAACTTCAGATGGCGCACCAATAACAGATTATTCTAGAGAGGTAACATTAACTCCTGGCGGTAATGCTGTACCAGCCACAACATTACCATCAGAGATGGCTGCCATAGATGCTGAAATTGAAGCAGCAGCAAAAGCATTGCCTTCAAGACTATCCCCAATGCAAGCATTACAAGGACTCAGAGCAGCAAGTGGTTTACTAGGTGGTAGACAACAACCACAGCAACAACAAATGCCACAAATGCAGATGGGCGGTATAACACAGATGCCACAAGGCAATGTTGATTACTCAGGCATTTATAACTTATTAGCTCTACAGAGAGCAAGAAATCCAAATTCTTTACTAGGATAAATTATGGCAATTGATCTATCAGCATTATTCGGACAACAACCAGACTACTCGTCTTTTTTGCCTGATGCAGAAAGACAGCGTATGCAATCTAACGCTAACCAAGCAGCTTTACTTAACTCTGCTATAGCATTACTAGGTGCATCTGGTAAAACAGCGCAACCTATTGGTACTGGTCAAATACTAGGAGGTGCTTTGGGTGAAGCACAAAAAGGTTACCAAACTAGTATGGACAGAGGTATGCAAGAACTTCTTACAGGTTTAAAAATAAGAGAATCAATTGGAGGCAAATCTCCAGAATTATCAAAAGAACAACAGCAATATGCTTTTCAAAGATATGGTAAAGCTAAATTTATTGATTTAGATAAAAAACAACAATTAGATGTTTTAGAATTTGGACAAACACCAGATATTAATAAAGCACTAGAGCAACATATTAATGCACAAAAATTAAAATCAGAAACAGGAATAGATTTGACAAACACAACGCTTGAAAATTTAAAAAGGGCACAACAGTTTACTCAAAGTAGTCCTGCTCCTAATGCTCCAGTTGTTACACCTCAAATAAGAAACTTTAAGGACAAATAAAATGTCTAGCAAATATGTAATTCTCTCTGATGGTACTGTTGCGGAGTTTGCACCAACAAAATCTTTAACAGAAATTGATTCAATTCTATCAAAAGATAATTTAAGTAGAGATACAAAATTTCCAACTTTTTCAGATCCTACAAAATTACCATCACCAATATCATCTGCATCATCAAGTGTAACAGCAACATTTGTTGGTAATCCTGCGTTTGCAGGTTTACCTGCTAAAACAATAATTGAGTTAAAAGCAAAAGAGGCAGAAGAACAATTAAAAGCCCAAAGAGCTTTACCTGGAGCAATACAAACAGCAAAAGAAACAGTTCAAACTGTAGACAAATTACTAAAACATCCAGGATTTGAAAACTTAGTTGGTATTGGTATTCCTTATGCAAGATTTGTACAAGGAAGTGAAACTGCTGGTGCTAATGCCTTATTAGAACAAGTAAAAGGAAAAACATTCCTTGAAGCATTTCAAACACTCAAAGGCGGTGGACAAATTACAGAACAAGAAGGAGCAAAAGCACAAGCTGCTTTGAATAGAATGAGTATAGCTATTAGTGAAAAAGATTTTAAAGAGGCTGCTTTTGATTTTACAAGTTCAATCCAAGCTGCAATAGATCGTGCATCTAAAGGCGCAGGTAAACCAAGCGTAGATATTAAACCTTCTTTGCCACCAGGTGTAACTGTTACACCTATTAAAAGATAATAGGAAAATACAATGCCAAGCTATGAAGTCAAAATACCTAATAAAGGATCTTTTGAAGTAAATTCTGACAAAGAATTGACTGAAGCACAGGCTTATCAATATGCTTTAATACAAGCAAATAAGTTACCTGATATAAAAGAACCATTAACTGCTGGTGAAGTAGCAACAGGTGCAGTAACAAACTTTCCATCGTCTTTTGCAAATTTAATTGGCAATATTTATGAAGCTGTAACAAACCCAGTTCAAACCGCTAAATCTGTTTTAGATGTAGGTGCTGGTGCTTTGCAAAATGTATTGCCAGAAAAGTTTGTACAGTTTGTTGGAGAAGATAAACAGTCTAGAGAAATGGCTCGTAAAGTTGGTGAGTTTTATGCTGATCGATATGGCACAGGAGAAGGTCTAAAAAAAGCTGTTGCCCAAGATCCTGCTGGTGTATTAGCTGATTTGTCTACAGTTCTTACAGGTGGTGCTACAGTCGCACCAAGAATTGTTGCTCAACCATTAAGTAGAATTGCAAGTGCTATTGATCCACTGTCTGCTACTGTTCGTGCTACAGGTGCTACAGCAAAAGGTGCTGGTAACATTTTAAGTTCATACATAGGTGCAACCACAGGAGCAGGTAAAGAAGCGATTTCTCAAGCGTTTGAAGCTGGTCGCAAAGGTGGAGAAGCAGCAGAACAATTTAGAGTAAACATTAGCGGTAAAGCAGATCAAACAGAAGTTGTAGATATTGCAAAAAGAAACTTAGACGAATTAAATCGTATAAAACAAGAAGAATATCGATCTGGAATGGTTAATATTAAAAATGATAAAACAATATTAGGTTTTAATGATATTGACAAATCAATACAAAACGCAACAAAGAAAGTAACTTTTAAAGGTCAAGTAACCAATAAGACTGCTGCTGAAAAATTACAAGATGTTCAAGATAAAGTAAGTAATTGGAAATCTCTTAATTCGGCAGATTTTCATACACCAGAAGGTTTGGATGCATTAAAAAAACAGATTGGTGAAACTTTAGAAACAATAGACTTTAAAACAGAAAAAGTTGCTTATTCAGCGATTAGCGATATTTATAATTCTGTTAAGGCTTCTATACAAAAACAAGCACCTACATATGCTAAAACAATGAAAGCATATACAGAAGCAAGCGACCAAATTAAAGAAATACAAAAAACATTAAGTTTAGATAGAAATGCATCAGTAGACACGCAGTTAAGAAAACTGACAAGTTTAATGAGAGACAATGTTCAAACAAACTTTGGTCAAAGAGTAAAACTAGGAAAAGAGCTAGAACAAGCGGGTGGTGAGATATTTATGCCTGGCATCGCAGGTCAAGCACTTTCTAGTATTACACCAAGAGCAATACAAGGAGCATTAACATTGCCTACAAGCCTTGCTGGTTATTCTGTTGGTGGATTTCCTGCTGTAGCAGCAAGTTTGTTAGCTTCCTCACCAAGAGTTATGGGAGAAACAGCATTTGCAACAGGTCTTGCTGCAAGAGGAGTTGATCAACTTGGTAGAAGAATACCATTTGCAACTAATCAAGTTCCATATAATCTTTTGTACCAAGGCGGTCAAATGCAAGGTTTATTGGGCGAATAGTATTTATAATTAAGGAAAATCATGGCATACACAAAATATTCTCTAACCCCTTCTAGTAACACAGCAGCACCTCCAGATGGTGCGCCAGAGGGAATGCTCCCATCAGCAGTAAACGATACTATGCGCGATATGATGTCGCAGATTAGAGACTGCGGAGATGGTATTCGAGATGGTACATATACCATGACTGCTGCTAAGATCACAGGTGGATCTATTACTGGTATTACAGACTTAGCGGTAGCAGATGGTGGCACAGGCGCATCTACCCTTACTGGAGTTTTAAAAGGTAATGGCACATCTGCATTTACGGCAGCGACTGCTGGTACTGACTATGTTGCACCTAGTGGTGCATTAGGAACACCATCAAGCGGTACTCTAAGCAGTTGTACTGTAGATGGTACAGATGCTGTAGGGTTTCGGAATATTCCACAAAACTCACAATCTACGGCTTATACTTTAGTACTAGCTGATAGTGGTAAACACATTTTACATCCATCGGCTGATACTACAGCACGAACATTTACCATTCCCGCTAACTCCTCAGTTGCTTATCCAATTGGCACAGCAATTACATTTATAAATCAAAATGCTGCTGGTGTGGTAACAATTTCAATAACTACCGATACAATGCGTTTATCACCAGCAGGTACAACAGGATCACGAACTTTAGCTGCAAATGGGTCAGCAACTTGCATTAAAATTACATCAACAGAATGGATAATCTCTGGGAGTGGACTAACATGAGTGGAGTTACACTAGCTACATTTATGAACCAAAGGTCGTTTGGTGAGCCAGCCCCTACAGTTATAGGTCAGGCTTATGGTGGAGGTTTTTGGACTGGAAATATTGGAGTGTCAAGTGTAGCAACTCATTATCTTGTAGTTGCTCCCGTTTCTTCAGGACAATCTACTAAACAATGGAAAAACGCTAATACTTCAACTACTGGTGCTAAAAGTAATATTAATGGTCCTCAAAATACAGCAGACATGGTGGCTGACGGAAACTCTACTGTTTATCCAGCAGCACATTTTTGTAATGATTTAGTTATTGGTGCGTTTACCGATTGGTATATGCCAGCTAAGAATGAACTTGAGGTTTGTTATTTTAATTTAAAACCAGGGACTGCATCAAACGACACAAGTTCAGGCATAAACCCCAATGCAGTTCCAGCTAGGGCAAGTAACTACACCGCAGGAAATCCTGCCCAAACATCTGCAGCAGCTTTTCAAACAGGCGGTGCAGAAGCGTTCTCTGCAGCTAATTATTGGTCTAGCACTGAAGATTCTTTTCTTACTGGTGTGGGTGCTTATTTTGGTAGTGGCAGCCAAAGTAGTTTCGGTAAATCCTATTCTTATCGGGTTCGTGCAGTTCGGAGAGTAGCTGTTTAATTTTTAAAGGATTTGATAATGTACATTTGTGTAACGGAAGTGGATGCAGTAACCAAGATACCTTGTACTGTTGAACCACAGCGTACTGGTCCATCTATGCCAGATGTTAAAGGTTTTCAATATAAATGGCAAAACAGTTCTACATATCCTGTTGAACTTGCGCCTGATGGAACATATTTAAGAGCACCTAAATATTATGGAACTTGCGATGACGATGCAGACACAAGCATTGCTGGTGTTTTACAAGTTCTAACTGAGGAAGAATACAACACTCTTAGAACCGCAGAGCATGAAGCTCGTAAACCTTATCCATCTTGGATTGGATACTTAGATACAATGACATGGGGTGCGCCTGTACCAAGACCAGCAGATGCCGTTATGAATGGTGGCAATGTGCGTTATCAATGGGATGAAACTACAGTTAATTGGATTCCACAAAATTGAAAGAGTTGTTCTTTATTTCTGGTTTACCAAGGTCAGGTTCGACTCTGCTCTCGGCTATTTTGCGACAAAATCCTAAGTTTTACTCAGACATATCATCTCCAGTACAGAGTTTAGTAACTGCAACTATTAATATTATTACTAGTAGCGAAAGCAATCATTTAATTGACGAAGAAAGACGAAAAAAATTACTGCGTTCTTTGTTTAATGCTTACTATGAATTAGTAGAACAGCCAACTGTATTTGATACTAGTAGAGGTTGGACATCTAAGACTTCACTTCTAAAAACACTTTTCCCACAAACTAAAATTATCTGCTGTGTTCGTGATTTGCCTTGGATACTAGACAGCTTTGAACGCATTGCTGCTAAGAACTCTCTTTATGGTGCAACACTAACAGATGATGAGGCTAAACAAACTGTTACAACAAGATGCGATGCTTTGATGGATGTAAAGAAAGAAGGTCAGGTAGTAAAGCCATATTACTTTTTAGAAGAAGGATTATTACTTAATCCTGATATGATTTTTCTTGTAGAGTATGAGGGTCTGTGCAAAGACCCCGAAGGAACAATGCGAAAGATATATGCTTTTATTGGCAAGCAATATTTTGAGCATGATTACAATAATGTAGAGTATGAGAACGAAACATATGACCAAGCGTTAAATATGAAAAGTTTACATACTGTCAGAAAAAAAGTATCGTGGCAAGAACGACAAAGTATTTTGCCTAAGTCAGTTTGGGATAAGTATGCTGGTAAAGAATTTTGGAGACCACAAACCCCAGACTATTCTATGAAGTCTACTTATAAATTAGTCAAATGAAAAAAATACTAATCATGGGTTTACCTGGCTCTGGTAAGACTTATCTAGCCCAAGCCCTAAAAAAGTATTTAGAAGTAAATGGTACTCGCAAAGACTATGGAGAATCCTTTACTAGCTTTAACGCACAAGTTAACTGGTTTAATGCTGACGAGGTGCGTAAGAAGTACAACGATTGGGATTTCTCCAACGAAGGTCGTATCCGTCAATCCTTACGCATGGCTCAGTTTGCACTAGAGGCTGGCGGTGATTATGTTATCTGTGATTTTGTAGCACCACTTGTAGAGATGCGTAATAACTTCAAGGCTGATTGGACTATTTGGATGGATACCATTGATGCTGGTCGGTACGAAGATACCAACAAAGCCTTTATCCAACCAACAGTCTACGACTTTAGAGTAACCGAGCAAGATTGCGAGAAGTGGGCTGAGTTTATTGGCAACCACATTATCGAGAACAGACGCAGACCCACCTTTAACTGGCAGAAAGAAACAGTACAGATGCTAGGTAGATGGCAGCCTTGGCACGATGGACACAGAGCCTTGTTTGAGAGAGCCATTGCTAAGACAGGTCAAGTTGTAATACAGATTCGTGATTGTCAGGGCTGGCAAGGTAGTAACCCATTTGCAATAGAACAAGTAAAATCTAATATTAAGAGAGACTTAGACCCTTTATTCCAAGGTCAGTATGAGATACAGGTCGTTCCTAATATTACAAATATTACCTACGGGCGCGATGTAGGTTACAAGATTGAGCAAGAAACCTTTGATAAAACTATAACGGATATTTCCGCAACCAAGATTAGAGAGAGCATGGGATTAAAATGACAACAATAGATAAGAACGAGGCAGCCTTATCAGCGCATGAAGCTATCTGTGCTGAACGCTATACAGGTATAAATGCTAGGTTAAAGCGTTTAGAGCAAATCCTAATAGGTTCTGCTGCTTTTATCATTGCCATCCTACTTTCTCTTGTTTTGAAATTAAATTAAGCCTATGAACTATGTCCGATCAATTTGGATTTTTGGAGGGTGCAAAGTCTTTTAGCGAAAGCGTAAAGACAGGTAAAGAAGCTGGTAAAGCTATAGGATCGTCTATTGAGGATGTACAAAAAGAAGCAGCCTCGGTAGCACAACAAAAAGCCTTAGAACGCAGAAGGCAGATCAGAGAAGTAGAAGTCCTAAAAGAGCAGTATTTCAAACGAGCCATGATGCAATGGCAAAAACAAGAAGATATAAGACTACAAGAAGAACAAGTCAAAAAAGACTTTGTAAAACATCATGGTCAAAAACGATGGTCAGAAGTAGAAACCATAAAATCTAAGATTGAAAAACAAGAGAAAGAAATAGAAAATGAGTTTAGAAAAGATTTGGCAGAAGTGCGTAGAGTTATGTGGATGTGCTATGCGTTGGCTGCAATCGTTGCTTGGTATGTTACTTGGGGCTATAAAGGGTAAAAAATGATTACTTTATTTACTACACTTATTTCTTTTCTTACAGGTGGTTTACCTAGTTTATTAGGATTCTTTCAAGACAAATCCGACAAGAAACACGAACTAGAACTTGCAAGACTCCAGACTGAACGAGAGCTAGAGTTACTAGAAAAGGGTTACGCTGCACAAGCCCATGTAGAAGAAATAAGAACACAACAAATAGAAATGCAGACCCAAGTACAGGAAAGACAATCCCTGTACGCGCACGATATAGAAATCGGTAAAGGTGCTGCACAATGGGTAACCAACTCTAGGGCAATGGTTAGACCAGCAATTACTTATGGTCTATTTTTAATGTTTGCCTTTGTAGAAGTATTTGGGTTCTGGTTTGCCTTCCATAAAGATGTGCCATTTGATGTAGCTCTTAATCTCTTGTGGGATGACGAAACTCAGATTATCTGGGCATCGGTTGTATCCTTTTGGTTTGGTACACAGGCTTTCAAAAAGTAATGTGTATAAAAAACTTAAAAATGTATAGAGATGAACGATTTTATAAATCTATTCAATGCGTATCCTTTTGGCGTTTGCCTTGGGTTAGCTGCTTTTGTTAACTACACTTTTTTATTAATTGTCCATGCGTGTGAGTGATAAAGTCATTGAGATGATTAAGCACCACGAGGGTGTAAAACAAAGACCTTACCAATGCCCTGCATTACTTTGGACTGTTGGTGTCGGTCATGTCATAGATCCTAACCATGCTAGAGTACCACTAGCAGAACGAAAGGCTCTGCCTATCCCTAGTGGATGGGATAGAGTCTTAACGATGGGGGAAGTAGATGAAATTCTTGCTAAAGATTTGGCGCGGTTTGAAAGCGGAGTTCAACGATTATGTCCTAGCGGGCTTACTACTGGTCGGTTTGGCGCACTTGTGTCTTTCGCCTTCAATGTTGGACTCGGTAATCTCCAAAATTCTACCCTTCGGATGAAACACAATCGAGGCGAGTTTGAGGATGCTGCCGAGGAGTTCCTAAAGTGGAACAAGGCAGGCGGTAAAGAACTAAAAGGACTTACTACAAGACGAAAAGACGAGAGGGCTTTGTACCTCTCACAGAATCTTTCCGTACTTGAATAAAGTATTCTTATTTACTAAAAATGCCTTCTTGGGTCTGGTATCTCCATTCCCAACAAACTCTACATACTGTAGCTTGCTTTCAAATATACATTTAAAGATGTTTTTGACAGGCATGATGACAAACATCTCCCCATCGTAAAAAACCCAGTAATCAGCTTGGGTAGCCATCAATCCAGAGTTCTTACCATACATCTCTATCTCGACCACAATATTGCCTGTTTCTTTACTCATTGGGTCAAACTTCACCTCTACAGCCTTATCTATCTCTGGTATCCATATATCGTAACCCTTAAAAGCGTTTACAAGGCTTGCACAAGGGTATTTCTTGCGTAGGATAGCCAAGACCCTTTCCTCTATCTCCAAACCCCTCTGTAAATCTGTTTGAAAGGTCATTAAGCCACCCTGATCGGTAGGGGGGTGGCACTCCTTGAAAGGGTGTGGCATTGCGCCACAAATGCCGATCTCATCGGTAAATCATTTAGAAAGCAAAATCATCGTCTTTAATCTTGGGCATCTCATCATCCCCCTTGGGAGTAAAGCCTTTGTGTTTCGGGTCTCCAATACGACCTGATATAAACTTGCCATTCTTGCCTTCTTTAGTCCAGGCATCAAACCAATGCTCTACTCCGTTAATCTTAATTGACCCCTTAAAATCAGGGTGTTTCTCTGTGAGCTTTTTGTCATTCTTAAATAGACTAAAGCTGCCATCTTTCATCTCATAGGTCATTTCTGCCTCGCTTTTAGTTGGTTAAATAGGTCTAAGACCTCGCTTAAAAACTGCTTTACTTCTACTTCCATCGAGTCGATATACTCCTGATCCCTCTCGACACGCACTACAAACAGTTGCAAGTCCTCTGGCACTCTAGGATCGAATGATACAAAGTCGCACCATTTCGCGCCTGTACAAGCCATCTGAGCCTGCATCTGTGGGATGTATTTACTTGGAGCTTTGTTCTCCAAGACTGTTTCTATATGGGTAGCTGTATTCGGACATTTAATCTCAATGAGACCTTCCCCTACAATGCCATCAGGAGAGCACCCAAAGCCTTCTATCGTGGGATGGTCTACGAACCCCTCCTCCTTTACAAAAGTGCCTGTATGTGCCTCGTATGCCATCCTAGCGAATGGCTCTTGCTCTGTACCCCATTCCATTGCAGCATTGGTAAACGACTCTCCTACCTTATTGGTCAATCGCTGAACCACTAACTCCATCTTGTAGTTCTTACGACTTGCCGATTCGCCAGACTTAATCTTGGCTAAGACATCTGCAACCCGACTAGCGGTAACTTTGCCTAATCTGGCAGCAAACCATTCTTCTGTTCTTTGTTCCATACAATCCCTTTCAATGGATTTTTTTATCCGCATGAATCTGCTGTAAGCAGTCATTCAGAAACTTTACCATAATCTGTGAAACTTCTAAAGATAAATCTGACCCCTCAATCTCTATAGAAAAATGAAATGGAGATACCTCGGTAATGGTCATTACTGCCTCAGATACTGGTTCAGACATATTTTGATCGGCTCATAGCCTCTGCTATAAAACACCGATTTTCCCCTTTCATTTTCTTTTGGTACTCATCACTACAATCATCGCAGACTGTAACTCTTTCTCCTGATCCCCTTCTGTAATACTGCCATTTCTTGTAATCTAATCTGGAATGAAAGCACACAGGATACCAATCATTCGTCATCGGCTGGTGGTTCTTGGGGGTCTCTGCGAATAAGCTGTGTATCAACTCCATCATTTTCAAACTGCCTTTGGTATGCGAGAGACAAGGCATCAATGGCAGCATCCCAACCCGAAGCAAAGAAATGCTCACAGATCATAGACTGCCCTGTAGGAATATCTACTTCCTTTAGGGTTCTATAGAAAGCCTCCATACAATGCTTGTTTCTCATTTTATTAATTCCTCAATCCAAGAAGTTGCTAATTCCCAAGACACCTTTATTATCGCAAAAGGTAACAAAATGTAAACACCTATCTCTACTAGGACTTTTGCCACTTTTTCCATTGCACAACTCCTGGTAGTTCGGGAATATCTACATCATCCAATGTCTTTAACGATAGGGCGCGAAAATCTGCCCATTTCTTTTGGTACTTTGCTTGCTCGCTTGCAGGCACATAACCATAGACTTTGCGCCACCGAATCGTAATATCTGTAGAACTTGGTGTATAAATAAAATCACCATCGTCTAAAGCTCTTGCTACTTGCCTTGCTTTTTCAAAAAATTTATTTGCCATATTTTCTCTCCGACTCTCGTTTTAAACAATGTTCGCACTTCCATCTCATTACAGGGCGAACCCGACTGCCTACTGCTACCAGCTTAAAACCAGTTTTTGGTCTATCAGCCTGACAAGAACTACACCACTTTTTTTCCATCCCATTCTTCCTTCATATAACCATATTCCGAAACATCTACTACGGCTGTGAGCTTTAAACATACATCGCATTGGTCGATCCATGATCTGTGGTTCTCCGAACTCTTTAGTGGATGTGTACCCCAAGCCTTACCGCACTCGAAGCACACATTGTCTGGCTGCTCATCAGCTAGTCTCACTCAGTTCTGCCTTCCGCTTTTCTTTGGCATCGTTTACCTTCTTCATCGCCTCTTTGTCCTTAGACACTTCCTTAAACGCTTGGGCAAAGTTCACCTTTAGCTCTGGGATGTTTTGAGAACCTAATATCTTTTCTACAAACTTTGTAGAATCTACCTCTATATCATCCCACAAATCCTCACCGACATAAAGAGATAAACCGAGACCATGTAGAGCAATCGCTTTAGCCAGGCATCTTTGCATCGCAGTATTAACAGCAAACGCATCGGGATTAGGTACTGCCTTGTTGCGATAGTCCATGACAGGTAACTGCGATGTCATCGACTTGCCAAAGGCATTAACTGTGCAGAACACCATTACAGTCTCACCAAACAATACAGGCTGACCATACGACCAAGTAGCCTGTGGATCGTGTTGTAGCAATGTATCCACCGCCCACGCCCAAGAAAGGTAGCTTAGTCCATTCTTCTTGTCAATTTTGTCAGATACATCTACATTTCTAAGTTCTAAATATTTACTCATACATCCCCCTTTTTTTTAAAATTTCTTTCACTAAAAATAAATCTGATTCGTAATAACATTGGTGTTTTGTTTTTCTTGAATCTCTGTATTTCTGTCGAATAATTTGAATTTCTTTTTGTAACAAATAATCTTCTTTGTTTGGTTTTGATTTTTTAATAAAACAAGTTAAATGTAAAAAAAGTTCTTTATTCATAACAACTCATCTTCAATATGATCGTGGACTAAAAAATAAACTGCACGACCAAAGTTATGCCAATCACCTTTCTCTGCGTACTGGCGATACAACTCCCACTTCTCAGCACCCTTCTTACTTTCTACTGCTTTACCAAGATACTCTACAAAGTTATCTACATCAAGCACATCGCAGTCAGCACCCTTCTTCATGTGGTTTTCCCACAAATACTCTTGCTCACTAAAACATGGTCTGCTCTCAAAGTCAGGCATAAAGTTATCTTTCATGACACACCCCCTGTTTTCCAAACATACACAATCATCGCTGGTGCAAGCATAAGGATGGCTGCCACAGCACCCCAAAGTACATCTTTCCATTCACCTTTAAAGTCTTTCATATTATCTCCAGTTCCCCCCGAAGGGGGATGTTGTTTATATATTAACTGCTCCAGATTTAAACAAATCAATAAGTCTCATAATTTCGTCAAACGACAACTGTGGGCAAATCTCTTTAATTTTGTTGTAGTTTTCTTCTGAAATTACATAACCATCTTTAGTTTGATATTCCATTTTGTTTCCCTTTCAAAGAAATAAGCAACATTGCTTATGTAGAAACTATACATGATTTGTAGAGATTTGTAGAATATTTATACTAGGACAAACCCTAATATCTACAAACCTATGTATTTCATGTAGAATCAAAGATCTACAAAAGGAGATAACATGGATACTGTTGCAAAAACACAACACTTTGACAAATTACTAGAGGTATTTGGCAGCTACAAGGATATAGCCGACAAACTAAGCATGAAATATGTAACTGTTTATGCTTGGTCAATGCGGAACAGCATCCCCAAGAAACACCACCAAGCCATCATAGAGGCATCTGAGGGCAAGATAACAGCAGAAGATTTTGCCTAACTACAATCAGCGTACAAAGGCTCTATACGAGTCTCAGGGATATAAATGCGAAGTGGTTGAGTCCTACAACTCTTTTACAAAACGAAAAAAAGATATGTTTGGCATCTTAGATATGGTGGCTATTGGCAACGGAGAGTCTTTAGGCATACAAATGACATCCAAAAGCAATATGTCATCCAGAATTAAGAAGATTCAAGAAAGCGAATATCTCCCTGAGCTTATTAGGTCTAAGTGGAGAATTATAGTAATTGGCTGGTTTAAGAAACCCAATGGGAGATACGACTTTAAAGAATTTGAGTTTTGATTTATAATTACATTAGCAGATTGATACCTGTTTGTAGTAATCCACAAGACCCTATAGGGTAGCTTTGAGCATTTAGCAAAAGTCGTGGATTCTTTTGTTAAGTGGTATCAACTTAGAGCTACCTTATGGGGTTTTTCTATTTCTGCTCGCACTCCAGGCGAAACATAGTGCTTATATCGGCAGCGTGGAAGAAAAGATAGGCTCACTACTAAGATGGCAAGCCTCGCAGACTTAAATGGGTACTGCACAAATTTGTAGATCAAGGGTGATATATAAGTCTACAAATGATTGAACATTAACTTAGGTAGGACTAGTCTAGTACAGATGGGTCAGGTTGATAATGCTTATCACCTAAAGTAGAGTATTGTCTAAAACTTGTGTAATATAAACAATACCTAATGGTATTTAAAGTAACAAATATGTTAAGTTATAGGGAAAGGGGAAAAAATGATTATCAAATCTGAGTTCTGGTATATTCTACAAAAGCAAATTGAAGCAAGAAAGAAAAAATGATCTTGGT